CGCCCAGAGCGCTCGTTAGACGTGGCGCCGAGGCTAGAGTCATATTGTCCAGTGGTTGCTTTGATGTCGTCTGAGGCCCCTAATTTGGCCTGAATGAGCCCTGTTTGGGCAAGCGGAGGGGCTGCGCGCTGCGGAAGCGGTAATACCGCCCCCTGACCGTCTGTCACGTCAGGATTGACCTCTAAATACGGCCAATTGGTCGTATTTGCGGTTTTCCACTGCTGCTCATACCCTTCAAATTGTCCGCCATAGCCAATAAACGGGGCTTTGGGCGCCAAAGCGAGCATTTCTGCCTCTTGACTGACCCAATAGTTGTACATTCGCTGCGCATCTTTGGAGTTGCGCACCAAGCCAGAGATATAAATGCGCCCTTCGACCTCAAATTCATTGCCGATCACGCGCACGACAGGGATGTGTCTGCCAGGCCACTCGGCTTCTTCCAAAATTTCATAGCCGTTGGTCTTGACCCACTTGATACGGACCACATCCACCTCGCGTTTGCGGATGGGTTGCAGCCCTAACATCTCAAATTCTGTCGCCTCTGGCGATCCTGCGAACGCCGTTTGGTTGCCGGCGTACAGATTTAGCGTCGCTTTACTATGCTCTTTGTAAAAATACTCCGCGATGCGCACCGAATCTTTGTTCAACCATTGTGAGAGCGCAGCGTCTCCGACGCCGCGAGCCATAAGGGATGAAATCGGTTCCGCATCGGGGAACATTCGTTCATAAGTTTCTTTGGGTAGATCTTCCGTGATAAAGCACCACTCTGCATCAGACCCGCACGGGTCTTGAATGGTGGGGTCCATGTACACGCTAAAACTATTGCGAATACGCCCGATTCGAATGTCTTGATCGAAGCTATCTTCGTCGCAGTATTCAGTCAGGATGCGCACGTACCCTTCGCCGTACGTGACTTGGTTGTCACACGCCGTGTCGTAAGCCACATCCGCGTCCGACATATACTCAATATGTCGCACGATCCCATCAAAAATTTCAGCGACCTCGATGTCCGCTTGGTCGTCTACAGGTATGACTTTGCCGGCTGGGCGGTTCTGTCGCTGATCGTTGGTCACTTGCCGCACATGCTGCGGCAGCTTGTTGATGGTCAGGCACGGTCGAGCGTTGACCGTCTGCCCTTGCACCGAGCCGCGTGTGGCGAGCACATCCTGCGGCCATTGCCATTGATTGTCTGGGCTACCTGCCATAAAGCGCAGGTCATCAAGCTCGTCCTGACGGCTATCGGAGTACGCCGAGAGCGCCATCTGCATGCGGTCGCGTGCCGTCGCTAGAATGTCCGCAGGATCGCGCGAACGCCCACGCGAGGTGGGCGAGTTAGCGACTTGGCCTGCGCCTGTCAGTCCGGTCGGATCTTTAGCCATTATTTGCGCTTCTTACCTTGTGCTTTACGCTTAACCGAGTAGGCGATTGCCACGGCTTGCTTTTGTGGCTTGCCACGGGCCATCTCAGTTTTGATGTTCTTACGAAACGCGCCTTTGCTTGCTGACTTAACAAGTGGCATTACTTCATCCTCTGTCCCATACCGAACCGCCGTACAGGCGAGGGCTTAAAGTCCACCACCAAGCTCACCGCATCAGGGCGTGCGCGTTGACGAGGCGCCGGTAGGTTCTGCTGCCGAGGGATGCGCTTACGCATCTCGACCATCTGATCGCCTCTGCCACCGGGTGCCATACCTAGTCGATTACGCATGTTACTTCCTCTTCTTTGCCGTCTTAGCCGACTCGCGGAACGCCTTAGCGGTCGGTGCGCCCTTAGCGCCCGGTGTCCTCATCTTCTCGCCTGAACCTGCCGCGATTCTAGCGCGTTTAGCATGAATGTTGCTGTACAACCCTGGTTTAGCCATTAGCATTTCCACCTTTTTAACGCTGCCCGAGCCCGCTCGCCATCCTTGGCGTTGCGTGCGACTGCGCCCATCCGAGCACAGAATGACTTTTTACGCCCCGCGTCCGCCTTCGTCTTCGGGTTCGGCGCAGGAGCCTTTAAGTTACTGCCGGTGGCGCGGTTGTACCGCGCGCGCCCTTTGGCCGTCAGCCCCGCGCCCGCCTTGGTCGAGAGCTTCTCGCCCCGTCCGACCGACAGGCTGACCGACTTACGTGCCACTAGGCGCCCATCCAACTGTTTGTGATCGTCGCGCCTTGCCCCATCACGAGCCGTCGCGGCTTCTCTCGATACTCGCGGCTAGAGACGGGGTAGGCAAAGGTCACGGCCAGTGCGTCTGCCGCGTCAGGGCTTGCAAGCCCTCGTGCCTTCATGTCCTTCTTGCTCTCCAACAGGATAGCTCCTGATGAGTTAAACTTCTGATGCGGACCCACTAGGTCGCTTTTGAGTTGGCGGTCGTTGGGCAGGCTCGCAGTGCGCAGCCAGTCCTTCATCTCGCCCCACATCTCTGAGCGTTTGTTCTGGTACATCACAGGGTTCTTGGCTTTCCAGCCAAAGTTTACCCCACGCACCTTATACCGCTGCTCCTTGAGCCGGTCAAGTATGCCGTAGCCTAGACCGCCCTCATCAATGACCGTGAGCGCAGGGTTGTACTCTTCGATCACGTCGATGACGCGCCCTACGGTCGTCATCGTATCGTCGCCGTGGAACCTTTTAACGGCCACGATGTCACGTCCTTGACGCACGACGATCACCGTCGAGTCATGCCCGCCTCGCGCGGGGTCTACCCCCACCACTCGCGCAGCCGTCTCATCCTTGTAGCGAGGGCGCTGCATTGCCTCTTCCACCAGTCGCGGAGCGATGAACTGATCGTCGCCATCGACGGGGAACTCTCCGTACACCTCGACGCGGGCTTGGATGCTGTCGGCGCCGTATTCTGCGATGATTTGCTCGTAGACCGTTTTGTCCGTGTCTTCGACTTGCCGCGCGTCGATGCTTTGCGTGCGCCAGAAATCCCTTTTCGCGTTGAAACACTCATAGAAATACCCCTCATTACGACGTGGGTTACTAAACGCTAACCAGAAGCGGCTTGGCGTGTTCTCCGTAAAGAACCCCGCCGTCACCGACCAGATGGCGTCCGGTATGCCCGACGCCTCGTCGAACACGACCATCACACCGTCGTGGTTGTGAACACCCGCGTACGCGTCAGGGTTCTCCTCCGACCATAGCCGCCCTTCGACCGACCAGTACCGCGTGCCCTTCTTCAGGTCCCGCTCGACGAGCTCAGCGATCCATTTCGCTGGCATCACGCGAGTGGCAGACACCTCGAACCAATGACTATTGAGTAGCAGCGCCAGCCACTTCGTGATCTCCGCCCAAGTGACCGAGCGTAGCTGCGCCTCGCTGTTAGCCGACACGATGGTCGTCGAGCCGATCCGCGTCGTCAGCATCCACAAGATGAGCCAACTGACTAAGGCCGACTTACCGATGCCGCGCCCCGAGGCTGTTGCCATGCGCAGCACCTCGTACGCGGTCGCCTCCTTATTCTTAGCGATGTGCGCTGCGATGTCGCGTAGCACCTGACGCTGCCACTTACGCGGACCTTGGAAGTGCGCGAGCGGCGTGCCGGCCTTGCCCCACGGGAACGCAAACAGCACGAACGCTTCGGGGTCGTCCTTCACCGAGGGCGACCACAGTTTCGCCATGAGTAGCTCTTCGTCTTCGGCGCTATAGATGGGCGTCTGCATGTTCCGCCGTTAGCTTATTAGATAAGGAGTCAGAGGTGTGCTCTAGTGCAGCCGGTGCAGCCGACAATACTCGGCCCTCGATGACGCGAGACTCCGCCTCTTGCAAGGCGGCGACGATGCTGATCTGCTGCTGGACATCGACCTGGACCTGCTGCTTGGCGACCCAACCATGCACATGCTGTAGCAAGGCCAGAGCAGCCTTGCTATCGCCGTTGCGAGCCGCGTCACGCAACTGCCCCGCAGCCTCACGTTCACTATCTGCACGCCCTTTCGCCTCCGCCATCGATGCCAGCGGGTCCATCTGGCATAGCCGTCGATACTCCACCGGCAACATGCCGGCGGCTAACGCAAGACTATCACCCTTCAGGCCGAGGGCGGCAGCGTCATAAATTGACTGAAGGCGGTCCTCGGTCGCTTTGAGCTCGCGTGTCGTCAGCGGGAGCGATTTGAACATGCGATGACTTTAATGACCCTGTAAGTAAAAGACAAGCGATGTGCAGGGTTAGCCTGCCGGGAGGCCGCGATCTCGAACAACCGTCGAGCCTGTGTGCTGGAGCGGAGTGCCTTAGATGGTGGGCAGGGGGGACCCTTCAGCTACCTTCCAGTCGCTACGTGCGCATCACGTCAGACATCGCAAAACAAATGTTAGCAGAGAAATTTAAAAAATAAAAAAAAATTTCTTGTAAGACCACTATAACTATGACCGGCCACCGCTCGGCCCTCCCCCCCATGCTCTCAGCAATCGACCATCAGCCGACGACCCGCGCGATCCTGGTGTTACGTTATAACATAACACTAGCCTGGCGTGGTGGGCTATGTGGGCAATGCCCACAGCACGCAGCCATGACCTGTGGGCAATGTGGGCAATGCGTTTGCAATTCCATTTGTGGGCAATGTGGGCAATCTGTTTTGCAATTGCCCACATGACCCACAGGCGTGGGGGCGAGGGCGTGGGGGCACGGGGGTTGTGGGTCATGTGGGCAATGTGGGCATACCCACAGAAGTTGGCGGCGCTCGACTTTATGCACGGCTATACGTTTTATGCGCATAAAATTAAGAA